AGCAGATCCGTGGTGCTGGTGACATAGCCGGCGGTGTCACTTCCGCCGCCGGTGTTGTCGCTGTACTTGGTGGCCGGCTTCATAACCGCCCGGAGATCCGCCGGCAGGGCTGCCAGCAGGGTGTTGGCCGCGGGTCTGGTGGCGCTGGTGCTGTTGCTGCCCAGCACGGTCTTTCTCATGTGGCTGTTATTCCACCCGCCGCTGTTCGTGTATGACGTGTTCATGGTAAAGGCGCCGGTGGTGCTGGTACTGTTTCCGTAATTGCCGTCTACCAGGCCCACCAGGGTGCCGTTGATCTTACCGATCTGGAAATGGATCCGGTTGCTGCCCTCGCGGCTGGCGTTGTGGTTGAAACCCAGGATAAACACGGAAATGGCCAGATTGGAGATCGTCGTGGCGCCCACCTTGCCGTTGATTGTGATCCCCTTGGCGTCGCCCACGCTCCAGTAATTGGCCCCCTTTCCGGCGTCGGACACGGCGCGGATCGTTGCCCAGCTGTTGGAGGCCAGCGTGTTGGAAATGCTGGTGACCGTTACCGGGGTGGTGGTCGTCTTGGTCACGCCGCCCTCGGAATAGCTGACAGTGACCGCCGTGGTGTTGGCTGCCATGGTGGTGGGGCTGC